TCCCTGGACTCGAAAGAAGGGCATTCAGGCAAGACCAAAGAAGCCCTATGCCACTTTGCATATTCAGCAGGTGGAAACTTTTGAGAAGACCATTGTAGAAAACGTGGAATTGTTTCCATTCGGGGTCAATGGAGAAATCTTTGAGCAACTACCCTGGAACACGTCCCTTTTAAATATGGAGGTGGCATTTTATAGTGACAGGGCTGGGGACACGGTGGAGATAGCAGCCTCAAGATTTCGTTCCGCATTGGCGCTTGAGGCTCGATACTGGGATTTGTGGTTGTTGTCGGCTTTGGCTGGGCGGATTCAGGCTATTGATCTTTCCTTAATCTTCCGGGAAGACGTGGAGCCAAGAATTGAATTGCGTTTTCAGATCATGGCCAATATAGTGGAGCAAGCCCCATTGGCAGATTACGAAATTTATGAAATCAAACAACAGCAGATTGACATTACGCATGTTGGGATTGATACTGTAGAAACAGAAATACAAGTGGTAGTTAATGATAACGAATCATCATAGGAGGAAATAAACAATGCCGTACGTAACAGCAGATAGAAGTTTACCCCGGAGTCTGGATGTCCAGATTTCCCTTTCCCGACCACAGACTGAGCTGAGAACCAATTTGACGGTGCTTTGCGTGGCCTGTGAAGACCTGGGCTTTTTGCCCAATGCGAGCAGGCTGCGATTTTACAGTTCTTTGTTAGCAGTGGCGGATGACTTTGCCGTGAATAGTGAACCATATCTTGCCGCTTCCGCATTCTTTGCACAGACCCCCCGTGCGAACACTATGGCAATTGGGGAGGTGTTTAATGATGCGCAGCCGGCAAGAATTGTCAGCCCGGAACTTACCGCAGCGCAAATTGCCCTTATTGCCGCCGTGACAACGGGCAGCATGGTGATTTCCTGGTCGGATGGTTCCACAGAGGATGACATCACTATCAGTAGTTTGGATTTTAGCGGGCTAACTACAATCGCGGGGATTGTCGGGGTCATCAATGCCGCTTTGGGTGAGGGAGCCGACATAATTGCAGCGAGTAAAACCCTTCCTGGCGGGACTGCTCGCGTAGCCATTTCCACGGTTGCCACCGGGGATGAAGTAACCATTACGCAAGCCGTGGCAGCTAATAGTGGTGTTTTTGTTGGCACTTTATTAGGGTTGACCACCGCAGCCAACGCCACAATCGTTCAGGGGTATACCCCCGTGGGCATTGGGGATGAGCTGCTTTCCATTGCAAATGCCGCCACCGCTGTGGATAAGTTTATTTATGGCTGGTGTTTAGGGGCTTCTCTACGGGTATCTGCGACTCAAGTCAGTGCGGCAGAATGGGCGTTGGGAATGACCGCAATGATGGCTCTGACCTCTAATGATTCTGATGCCCTGGACGCCAATATCTCTGATGATATGGGATCTATTATTGCGGCCACCGGCAATAGAAGGGTGGTTTGCATGTATCATGATAATGCACAGCGGTACCCGGACGTTTCCATTTTGGCCTATATGTTGTCGGTTAATTACCGGCTCCAGGATTCTACGGTGACCGCAAAGTTTAAGGTTCTTCCTGGAATTGAAACTGTGCAGTTGACAGAGACTCAGTGGGCCGTGCTCCAAAGCAAGGGCTACAACACATATACCGCCATTGGCAATGCTGCGAGGACATATAGGGATGGCAATACGGATGAAACGGGCTGGTGGATGGATACGGTTATTAATCTGGACAATTTCGTGGAAGATCTTTCGGTCAATGTGTACAATGTCTTTCTTCGCAATAAGAAAGTCCCGTACACCCGGTTGGGGCAGATGCTTTTGGTTGATGCTTGTAAAGATGTTGGAGCCTTGTACAAATACAACGGCACGTTTGCGGATCGGGATGTGGCTGATACGACAAAGAAGTCCGGTTATTCTACTGTGGCGGCAGTCCAGGTGCTCCCCACCCCGATTTACAATATGGCCGTAGCGGACAGGGCCGCTCGTATTGGACCTCCAATTGAGATGATTGTACAGGAAGCCGGGGCGATTCATGAGATCGCAATTAACGTGGAGGTTGTAAGCTGATGGCGGAAATAGAGATACAAGAGGATGATGCTCCAAAGGACTCAATCGTCCCTACTATGATTTCAACGGCGTATATGGCCGACATTAAGAAACAACTGGGCACTCCGCTCACCAAACCGAAAAAGAAAAGAAAGGAGAAAAGCACATGAGAATCAATTTGTATGCACAAGGACGCCACGTCCTGATTATTGATGGGGTGCCCTGTACTGGTTTTGCAGAAGGGGATCACATTCAAGTGAAACTGGATGGCAATGCGGCCAACCGCAGTCAGGGAGGGGATGGCCCGGCCATGAACCTTTCTGTAGCACAAGGTGGGAAGTTTACTTGCTCCCTGCAGCCGACATCCCCGGTGTTGGGCATTTTATATGCGCTGAGAGATGAGCAGATGAGCAATCCGCGCCTTTTCAGCCTTGTGCTGATGACCGGGGTTGAAGAGGTTATCACCGCCACCGGGTGTGCTTTTGGAGATTTGGCGCAATTTGTAACTGGTGGCCCGACGATGCAGCCTCGGCAGTTTGACATTGAGGCTTTGGAAATCGTTCTTGACACCGCAGCAGTGGAAGCCATTGCGGGTGGACTTTTAGGAGGGTTGATATAAATTATGGCAAATAATGAATGGATACAAGGGTTTAAAGATGTTGCCGGGGTAGATGATGCAATGGCGAATAATGTTTGGCATTGGATGTTAACTGCCAAGGAGGTTAAACTGGAAGATAAAAATAACAAATTAAAAGGAATGGATGCTGGCAAAATATTTAAACGGAATGGTGGTTACGGGTTCCGCAATTCTTTTCAAAATGGTCGACTGAAAGCCGAGAAGTATTTAAACGACAAAGCAATGGTAATTGGTGTGAAGCTGGAGAATGATAAAATACCAACTACAGTCGGATGGTACGTTACGGATTTTGATGGGCACATTAAGGCTGGGCCAATGTCTGAGGCTGAAGCAAAAAAGAAAAGAGATGCAAATCCAGATAAATTGGACGCATCTTATTTTTCTGATTATGACATAAAACGGATTCAGGAAAGAGACTAACCATAATGGAAAAACGTGAAAAAACAATTAATGATCGACACTATCAATTACTGCTCCCCCCGGTGCGTCCAGCTATGGCGCTTTGCACGCAAGTAGCAGCCCTGCTGGGGCCGGCGCTTGGAAGCCTTGGTAGTCAGGCAGATGGGGAAGGCTGGGGGCGGTTTTCCTCGGCCATCCGAGCAGTGGATCCCAGTAAAGTGGACGCCCTGTTTATGGAAGCGGTGCGGATCTCGCTGCTTTGTCATGATGGAAAACGGATCGTGGAGGAGAAAGAATTTAATCAGCACTTTGACACCTTTCGGTCCGATGTGTACCCGGTTTGCCTATGGGCGCTTTGGGAGTGCGTCCGTGATTTTTTTCCGGACTCCATCGCCTTCTCCCAGCTTCTCAAAAGGGCGATGGTGGAGGGCTTTGCGGAGGGATTGCAATTCCCATCCCCGAAGGATGGGCGGTAGATTACTGGCTGGGAAGACCCGTGTGGGGTGGAATTTGTCAATGGCGCGATTATCGCAGAATGGGAATTGCTGAATTGATAGAATTGCACCGGAGTTTGAATTTGAAAAATTATCTGGAGCATGAGGAATATAAAATGACGGAGAACCAGAAATGAAAATGATCATTGATGAATTGGTAACATTGCTGGGGCTGGAATTGGCCCCTGGCGTACTGCCAAAGCTCCAGAAATTTGAAGCGATGATTGGCTCCGTGGTAAAAACGGTTGGCTATGCTTCCACCGCATTACTGGGGGCGGCATCTGGTGCGGCGTACTTTGCGGAAAGAATGAATCAGACCTCATCCAATATGGCTCGAATGGGGAAATTAACCGGGCTTAATACGGACCAGTTGCAGGAGTTGGCCTTTGCCGCCCAATTGGCCGGGGGGAATGTCGATGATATGACGCAGGATATTGCCCGGATGCAGGAATCAATGAATAGCCCTATTCCCGGCCAATACAACCATTCTTTGTTCATGATGCTAGGGCTGGAAGGGGCGAAGTCCAAAAGTGCTATTGAAGTGATGGACAAGATTAATCAGTTCATGAACAGTAAAGCCTGGACGCAACAGGAGAAGATGCAGTGGGGGAAGAGTTTAGGGCTATCCGATAGTGCGTTGATGCTGGTTACAAAAACCACAGCTGAATACCAGAAGCTCCGGGAACAGTCAAAGAAAACAGGATTTTTCTTATCGCAAAAAGATCTTGATAACGCTCTTAAATTCACTACACAAGTCAACGTACTGAAAGAAGTGATTGATGCATTAGGGAAAAGAGTATCTTCTGTTGCTGCCCCAGCAATGGAAAAGCTGACCGGGGATTTTATCGCTTGGCTTGGTGTAAACAAGGAGTGGATCGAATTGGGTCTCCAATATGTTATGGAAGGCATCATTGGTGGATTTACAAGGTTCGGGGAATTGCTTGGGGCCACAAAAGGAAAGCTGTCTGAGTTTTCTGCAGTTCTGAAGGATTCATTCCCTGATTACCGGGAGTTTATAAAGGTGCTGGAACGGACTAATATCGTCACCTGGGCGGTTTATGCGGCGCTTGTAGCCCTGAGTGGTATTTTGTTGGGGATGGTGGCAGGGCTGATTGCCGCACACCCATATATTGCCGTATTATCCATAGCGATAACCGCTTTGGCCGCTAACTGGGACAAGGTAACGACATCTTATAATGTCTTTATTGACAGGCTAAAAAGCACATGGAAAGAGGCCACCGGGTGTATTGACAATCTAATGGGGTTTGGGGCAAAAGGGGAGAATTATAATTCTAAATATGATTCCAATGAAGAGGCAATGGCCAATATCTTCAGGGCTAAAGGCTGGTCGCCGCCGCAAGTCTCTAAACCGCCCCAACCTAATAACATTACAATCAACCAAACTATCAGTGGTGATTCTTCTTTTGATATTGGTCAGGAAGTCAAACGAAAGACTCTCGATGCCCTCAGCCAAACCTCCGGCTCTGGGATGCTTGTGCCTACGGTGAATTGATATGCAGAATCTTGAGATGGTTTGCAACGCTTTACTGGGCGGCAATATTGTTACAATAATGGCGCGGACCATTATTCGCATGAAAGCCCGAGCTGCGGCATTGGCTTTTCGCGCCCGAGCAGCGGGGTTGCAAGTGCTTGGTGGGGAACTGGAATATCAGCCTCCGCAGGTGGTCCTTGGCTGTATTCCTATCTCTGTGAAGAAGCAAGAGGCGCATACCTATAGGGCGGACATTACACAGCATGCGGTGGAGTCAGGAGTTAACCTTACAGACCATATCATTTTGCAGCCAGTGCGGGTAGATGTTTCTTTTGAAATTACTAACTGGGATCTTGCTAATGCTCAGCAATCTCATGATTTATTAACGAAACTGTGGGAAGATAGAATCCCGTTGGATTTAGAAACTAAACATGGCATTTTAAAAGATATGGTTATGACTTCCTACTCCGCAGAGAATAGTGTTCCAAATTGGGGGGCGCTGGACTGCCGGGCTTCTTTTACTCAGTTGAAATACATCACTATCGAGTCCGTTAAATTTCCCAAGGAAAACGTGGCACCCACTGCAAACACCGGAGGGCCGGACAATTCTAAATCCGCAGTAACGGAGAAGAAGACTGGTCGTCAAGTTCCTCAAGAACCCGACACAACGAGCATGGACTGATATGAAAATTATTCGACTGACAAATGATGGCTGCGGCAAGATGGATGTGGATATGGGGGAAGCGGGGTTCTATACCTTTGTTACTCGATATAATTATACGGC